ACGGTGAAGTTCAAGAAGAAGAGGTTGAAGCAACTGCTGAAACTGTTGATGAAAACACCGAAGAGCCAGTTGAAGAGTCCGTTGAAGAAGAAATTAACGAGGAAGAAGAGCTTGATGAAGCACACTGTGCTGGCAAGCGCGATGACGAAAAGAAAAAAAATGAAGCCGCAGAAAACGATGATGAGACTCTTGAAGAAATTTCCTCTGATTATGGTCCCGGTGGAGATTACAGGGATTCACTCACACCTTCCCAACAGCAAGCCGCCGCCGAGAAAGCAGAAAAAGAACGCAAGGCTAAGAAGGCGAGAACCCCTGGAAAAACTCTTGAAGAAGAGGAAGAACTTGAGGAAGGCGGCGCAGCACAACGCAAAGGTGATCCCAGGGTTCGACGTCAAGACCCTGACAGACTTCGTGAAGAAGAAGAACTTGAGGAAGAATTAGAAAATCCTGACAAAGCTGATTTAGATGATGATGGAAAACTTTCTTCTTATGAGAAAAAGCGCGGTAAGGCTATCGAAAAATCTATGAAAAAAGATAAAAAGCCAACCAAGGAACAAATTGAAGCACTCGTAAAGAAAGCTTTACAAGAGGCACTGCAAAAACGCAAAGGATAATAATAATATGACAGGGGAATATAAAAGTTGAGCTTAAAAAGCTTAGGAACAGATTTATAAAGAGCCTGTTATTAACAACAATAACGGAAGGAACAAGTATGTCACTAGATTCACAATGGAGAGATTTTTTATTAAACGAAGAACTGGATGAGAGGTCAATCTTTACCTATATCCAAGGTCTCCAAGAAATAATTTCCAATCTCAAACCTCGAACAGTCTCGGAAAAAAGAAGACTCCAGCTTGCAAAGCAACACATTCGCGAAGTGCGAAAGTATGCGCGCAGAATTATGAATGAAAACATGGACCTTCACGAAAAGTTGCAATTGTTAGAAGAAAACAAGGGCGATGAATAATGGCCAAAGCTAATACACACCTTACACACCTTGAAGAACTGGTATTGACTCAAGGGCCTGCTGGTTATGATATGGCAAAGGCGTTTTTATTAGAATTGTTAGAAACCTTAAAAGGCAATACAAATTCCCGAGTGCAAACTTCAGTAAAGTGGGATGGAGCGCCCGCTATGTTTGCTGGTGTTAACCCAGAAAACGGAAAGTTTTTTGTTGGCACCAAATCAATATTTAACAAAATTCCAAAGATAAATTATACAGAAGAAGATATAATCAAGAACCACGGCCATGCTCCAGGCTTAGTCGACAAATTAACTAAAGGTTTAAAATATTTACCATCTCTTGGTATCGATAAGATATTGCAGGGCGATTTTATGTTTGACGATGAAATGCTTGAAACTGTAGAAATTGATGGCGAGCCTCACTATAGATTTAAACCTAATACAATAGTTTATGCAGTTCCAGTAAACTCACAACTTGGTCAAGAAATTGGTAAATCTAAATTTGGAATTGTATTTCATACAACGTATGATAGTTTAGACGGGGGAGCAAGCTTTGGTGCCGATATAAGCGGCCTAAAAAGTGTTCCAGGCGTTTGGTATGATGATGCTTTTTTTACCGATGATACAGGCACTGTGACGCTTACAGATGACGAAGAAGAAAGAGTCCGAGAGTTAGTAAATCAATCTGATGCAATAAATAGCGATATTAATTATGATGACTTGCCATCCGACTTATTAAACATCTATATCAATAGCGAAATAAAGTCTGGCAAATTTTTAGATAATCCTGAAGAATCTTTTCAAGGATTTTTAGATTGGTATTCAAGCAGAATACAGAAAAAAATTGACAACCTAAAAAGTCAAAAAGGTAAAACTAGAGCTACTGAAAATGCAAGACAAGTAATGCAGCTTATGAGTAACAAAAAATCAGACATTGTTAATCTCTTTAAAGTCAGCCGGCTCTTGTTTGAAGCAAAAAACATTTTTATTCAGAAGTATAACAACGCTGTTTACAATACAAAGCACTTTGTTGATGACGGCTCGGGAGATTTGGTAGTTACAAACCCAGAAGGCTACGTTGCTGTAGACCATGCTGGTAACGGGGTCAAATTTGTAGATCGATTAGAATTTAGTCGAGCAAATTTTGCTATAGATAAAGGTGATAAATTTACTGGTCAAGTTAATGAAACTGAAATCGAAGACGAAGACGATGATCCAGTTGTAGATTCAGATTTTTCAAAAACAGTCGCTGTTGTTCCAGGGGCATTTAAACCACCTCACAACGGACACCTAGACATGGTTCGAAAATATGCAGCAATCGCTGATGAAGTCATGGTTTTGATATCTAGACCAACTAAAGCAGGACGTAAACTTCCAAACGGAAGAGAAATAACAGCTGAAGATTCTCTTAAAATATGGAAATTATTAGCTATTGATTTGCCAAACGTTGATATATCAATATCTACACATGCCTCACCTATAAACGCTGCATATGAATATGTTGGTGAAGAAGGTCCGCTAAAGACAGGCGACAAAGTTATATTAGGTTGTAGTGCAAAAGATTGCGATTGGAAGCGATGGACAGGCGCAGAAAAATATATTAAAGATGGGGTAGAATTATTGACACCTAAAGGAACTGCTGTTACACCTATGCAACGAAAAGACGATATTCCATTTAGTGCTACGGATTTTAGAAACGCATTGGGCAATCCAAACAATCGTGATGAAATTGCTGAATTTGTCGGTGAGGAAAACGTCGATAATGTTTTAAAAATTCTCGGACTTGAAGGCAAAGTTGATGAAATTGCTACAGCCGGCGGCGTTGGCGGTAGTGTTGGCAGCGTCCAAGGGGGCTCTATATCTGTCCCTTTGGGATCTGGGTCGGGTGAGACCAAGAAAAAAACTGCAAAGAAAAAAAGAAAACCAATTGTTATGAAAGATGAGGATTTAGCTATCGCTAATGAAGTCTTAAGACTAATTAAAGAAAGAGGCATATTAAGATGAATCAAGAAGAGAAAATTCTAAGAAGTAATATAAGACGTTTAATACAACATGTCAAGGCTAAAAAACTGTCTGAAGACAAAAAAATGGAGAAACTTGTTGGCACTTTAGTTCAACATGAATTAAAAGCAATGATTATGGAAGCTTCTACGCCAGATGTAGATCCAACCCCCAATAAGTCGACTGGCATTAACGTGCTAGAAGAACTTCTTAAAAAGATTATACCAGTTTTAGAAACTGATTACAAGTCTTTAACAACTAATTCTGAACAAAGACAATCTTTTCGAGCACATATTATCAACGCTGTAGTCAATACTCTCACTCCCGCTCAGGCTAATAATGATGCAGCCGCGGAAGATGCTACTGACTTGCAAGAAATTGATTTAGATATTGAAGAAGATATTGACGTGCAAATTGGTGATGATAATCCCGATAATGACAAGTTTATTGATATACGAACAGATGCTGAGAAAAAAGCTGAAGAAGAGGATAATGAACCAGATCCACGTGACACGTTTGGCGCAAATGTAGATGGTGACGAAACTGGTAGAAATATGGCTTATCAATCGTTCAAAAAAATTGAAACTTCGATAATTGATTCATATGAGTTGCTTGGTGATCCAAATGATCAAGAATTGTTTTATGATTATATTATTGCTAATCTAAAGCTTTATTTTGATAAGTTTGAGGGTGAATTATCTGGAGATGTTGAAGAACCTACTAATCAAGCATATAGCATGGCCAAAAAAGACGCTGATGAAACTTCACAAGCTGGTGATCAGTTTGATTTAGAAATTTAATTAAAAAAAGTACTTGACAAAATGCCAAACCAACATTAAACTAAAGTTGTGCTGGCATGTGATAGTTAGTGATAGTTATGAAAGCTAAAGATAAAAGATCAACTACTAGTAACACTAGCATAATAACTAACTTAAAAGATCAAAACTTACTAACTGATCAAACCATAGTAGCTATCAATTCTATTAGTTTAGAAAACTTGATAGCTGTAAAATTAGAACTTGCATGTAATCACGTAAATAATAGACTTTACGGTTTAGATATATGGCGTAATTCAGTATATATTGTAAAAGACGCTCTACTTAAATTTGCAATTTCAACAACTAACTCTAAAAAAAATGCTGCTAGATTTCTTGGCTTAACATACGGTGAGTTTAAAATAGCATGCAAAAAACTTGATATTGATATTTGACATTCGAAAGTAAAGCCAGTATACTTATGGTAACGTGGGGCACCATGCCTATTAGTGTGCCTCCGAAGCGTGGAGTTTAAAACAAACAAAACTATAGGATAGCAGGCAGGGAGCAAGAGAACTGCACTGGCTT